CCAATTGGACGAGAAGTACACTAACAGCATCACTGAAATGCGTGAGACTTTCAGCGCAACTGACCTTGCAGAAATGACCGAAGTGTATTACACAGGTGGTTTCTCTGGTGATGTTCCTGCTGGTGGTGCTCAAGCCGGGACTTCCCTCTTCACCCTAAAAGGACTTGTAAAATCAAATGTCCGTTTCAAGGATGATGTAGAGATGAAGTTAATGCGTGGTAATATCGTTAACAACTCTGGTTTGACTACAACTACTTCAGTAGGTTCTGAGGGTATTATCCCTAAAGTACTTGCTGATGGTGAGACTGTAGGTTACACTCCGGGTAACTTAGATATTGCAAAGCTTCACGAAATCACTCGTATCATGGACGTAAACGGATGCGCAAGTGAGAATATGTGGCTTCAGGATATCTATCAAAACCAAAACTTCTCCGATGGTCTTTTCGCCGCTTTCCCTGCTGGTGCTTGGGTTTGGGGTAACAACGAAAAGTCTGAAGAGGCTGCTATCAACTATGGTTGTAAGTCAATCAGCATTGATGGATACCACTTCAAGGTTAAGAAGTATCGTCCGTTCAATACCGAGTTCTTATCTGGCGTTACTCCTACTACAGACTTCTTCCGTAACTTCGGAATGATCTGTCCTCAAGGAGAAACTCGCGATGCTAAAGATGCGAGCAAGCTTTATAAGAATATCACCATTATGTACCAAGCTCCCCCAAAGGGCGGTACAATTGGCAACGGTATTCGTGTATGGCAGTGGGGTGGTGGTTCTCAGAACCCAACTTCAGGTCAAATGAACGATAACGTGGAGATGATTACGTATCGCGGCTCAAGAGTCGCAGCTGCGAACCAGTTCGTTATCGTACAAGCGTCTTAATCTCAATGAATTAGAAGGTATATTTAAACAAAAACGGGAGGTGGGGAAACCTGCCTCCCTATTTAAAAAATGGGTGCAATTTATAAAATAGGTGGGGAAACCTGCCTCCCTATTTAAAAAATGGGTGCAATTTATAAAATAACAAGTCCTTCCGGGAGAATGTACGTTGGTCAAACAACTAAAAAAGTTGATGAGCGTATGACTCAGCATAAATCTATACGTAGTAATAGAGACTCTAAAAGTGCTATTAACGAAAGTATTAGAAAATATGGATTTGAAGCCCATGTTATAGAAGTTATTGAGATTGATATACCAAATGAATTATTAGATGAACGCGAAATTTATTGGATAGCTGAATTAAAAACTTATTCAAAGAAATATCCCGAAGTAGGTCTTAACTTAACTGAAGGGGGAGATTGTAGGCCAACTTGGAAAGATGATAAAAAGCGAGTAGAAAAAGCAAGGAAAAGGAAAGGTAAAAATGCTCCAAATTGGGGAAATAAATGGTCTAATGAAGTAAAAAGAAAAATAGCAAAAAGTGTAAGTAATTATAATAAAATAGCTGGGAAAAAGCCATCTGCTGAATGTCACAAAAAAGCTAAAGAAGTTCAGTATGTGCCAGTTGTGGCCTATGACCGAAATGGCGATTTTATTGGCGAATATCCTTACATAAAAGCTGCGGCAGACGCTCTTGGCTTAGATCGTAAATGTGTAAATGATACTGTTAATGGTGTCCAAAAACATACTAAAGGTTATTTCTTTAGAAGAAGAGAGGAAGGTTATCCAATGAAGATAGATGTATCAGGGGTTAAATTACAAATTAAAAAACGGCCTGTTATTTGTTATGTTGGGGAAGATGTGATAGAGTATGCAAATCCTAATGAGGCGGCAGCGGCTCTAGGGTTGTGGCACCAAACCATTAAGGATGCGGCTAATCTAGGCAAACCTCTTCGTAATGGATATAGGTTTATTTACAAAGATTCTCAAAAACAAAACCGCCCGCATATTGCGGGGCGAGCAGCTTAAATGGTAAACAATTAAAAAACCAATAAAAATGGCAAAATTATCAGATGTGCAGTTTAGTCTGCAAGGGGAAAATCCGGGTGTTGCCCAGCACCAACAAAAACACGCAGAAGTGTTATCTCCAGTTTATGAAAAACAAGAGAACGCAGGCGTTAAGTACAGCATCTTTAAGCTAGTATCTAATACAAGAAAAGGTGGTGTGCATGTACCGGGAATTGATGACGTAATAAACCCGCAAACGGGAAAAATGGAACGAGTAAGACTTCTTAGTGGGGTTGACACAATCTGGCTCAAAGAGCAGAAAGATGTTACGCCCGAATACGCAAGAAACAATCTCCGTTCTCTTAGCTTCCTGCGCGGAACAAAGATTTTGCGAATCCCAGAGTGGGATACAACCGCTCTTGAGTTCGCTCGTATAACAAGACATAATATCGGAAGTCCTTCCAATAAAACAGGAAGTCATTTTGAATTTTATGAGTACAATCCTGCACGCGAGCAAGAAGAAATGCTTAAGCGCGAAGAACTTGAAATTGAAATGGCAATTCTTGCAAAAGGAATGGACGCTGAAAAAATGAGAAAACACGCGGCCTTCCTTGGTCTTCGTTTGGTAGATGAATTAGGTATGCCAAAGACAGACGATGGAATCCGCAGAGAGTATATCATATATGCTAAAAGACAGCCAGAGTATTTCCAGCGCACTGTTGAATCAAGAGAAGTTGAATATGCTTGGTTAGTCAAAAGAGCTATCATTGATGCAAAGATTGAAATTGGTCGTGAGCCGGGGCGTGTTTACTGGGCAAATGGCGGAGGGCTTATAGGTTCTTATGCTAAGACGGAAAACCCAGAAAAATACCTTCTAAACCTTGCTCTAACCAATAGTGAGGAAGGACGAATATTTAAAGAAAGACTACAACAATTAGGTTAAGATGTACAATATCAACGATGTTTATAAAATAGTCCTGTATATAACAGGCAAAAATCTCCAGCAAGGCTATGTTTCCCCAGAGGATTTTAACAACACTATAAATATCGCGCAGAAAAGTTATGTCGCCTATCTGCTGGGTAATTTTCAGCAGTATCAGCCGGGGCGTCCTGTCGCACGGGTGGAGTTTGGACAAAATTCTGTCGTGCGGCAGCGCCTTGCGCCGATTATTTACGAATCATTTATAACTGTAAACGGTAACGGGTATTCCCCCTACCCAAGCGCAGCAGCACTCGTTCCAAGCAACGGAGACTACCTGCAAACAGATGCAATGTGGAGCGCTTACGGATACGAAAGAATAAGAGAGGTGCAGCAGCACTATTTCTATTCTATTTACAATAGTAAAATTGATCCGGTTGCAAGTTGGCCCGTGTATATGATTAAAAACGATGGTTTTCAGTTCGCTCCTTTTAATATCGGGCAGGCAAGAATATCATATGTTATTGAACCACCAGATATGATTTGGGGATATACGCTTGATGTAAATGGGGTTCCTGTTTATAGTGCAGCCAATTCGGTTCAGCCTGTTTGGGACGTAGCAAGTATTCTTGAAATTATCGTTAGGGCTTTACGAATAATTGGCGTAAATTTGGATTACAATCAGGTCAATAATTACGCTAACCAAATAGAATTTCAAGGACAGTAATAAAGGGTAGAAAATGGCAAGTCAAATTCAGGCAACTGTTTATCAAATAGATGGGAGTCCACTAGTAAGCCCGATAAGTGTTTCTTTTTTTACAAGCGACATTATGATAAAGGAAGCTGTGCTTCCTATTGTTGCCGTTAATTCAGCTATATTCTATTATCCAAACCCAAGTAATAAGTTAGGTAATCAAGTATTTTATGTTTCTGAAACGCTTACCGATTTATTAACAGCAGCAAATGCTGGCGTAACCAGCCAAGTTCAAGCAACTGTTATTCAAATAGACGAAGATCCACAAGTTCCCGCAGGCGTACAATACACATTTCCTGTAAATAACATAGCTATCTGGGAAGTAACACCAGTACTTAATGGAATAAATTCATTTATACAATACAAAAATAAAACATATTCTGTGGCAGAAACTATATCTAACTTGGTAACTGCTTCTAATAGCCCAATTGAAGTAACCTTACCTCCAGTGCAATCAGATGCTTTTGGGCGACTAAGAGTTTCAAATCCCTTAACATTATTTGATTCTAGTCATAGATTTGACGACAATGATTTGTGGTCTACATTGACCGCTACTGGCGGCACAACTTCATTTAACGCAAATCAAGGGCTTATTGATATAAATGTTACAGCAGCTTCTGGATCTTCTGTTACAAGAGAGACAATAAAAGTTTTTTCTTATCAGCCGGGTAAGTCGCTTCTTATAATGAACACATTTGTAATGAACGCTCCTAAAGCAGGACTTACACAGCGTGTTGGATATTATGGAGCCAGTAATGGATTTTATTTAGAGCAAGCAAATAGCAGCATAGCTTTTGTAGAAAGAAGTGTTGTTACTGGTTCTTTAGTAAATACTCCTGTTTTACAGGAAGACTGGAATGGCGACAAATTAGATGGCACAGGCCCTTCTGGATATACGCTTGATTTAACAAAGGCTCAAATTTATTGGATGGACGTTGAATGGTTGGGAGTTGGTTCTGTGCGTATGGGGTTTGTTATTGATGGGCAGTTTATTATTTGTCATACATTTAATCACGCAAATATTATTGCTAGCACGTATATTACAAGTGCGTCATTGCCGCTTCGTTGCGAAATATTTAACACATCTGCCACGTCTGGCTCTAGTACATTAAAGCAAATTTGCTCTACTGTTATTTCTGAGGGAGGGTATGAGCTTAGAGGAAAGCAATCGTCTATTGGCACATCAATCACCACGCCAAGAACATTTTCGGTGGCTGGCACATACTATCCAATTGTAGCTTTACAACTTAAAACCACCAGACTTGATGCTATTGTAATTATAACAGCCGCTTCTCTTTTAGGTCTTGGCAATGGTAAGAATTATGAATGGAGAGTGGTAAATGGTAACGTAACGGTTACTGGGGGAAGTTGGGTAGATTTTAGTCCCGAATCTTCTGTACAATATAATATTACAGCAACTGGGGTATCTGGTGGTAGAGTCTTAGCAAGTGGTTACGTTAACTCATCTAATCAAGGTTCTCCAGCGATTAATATATTAAAAGAAGCCCTTTTTGCTAACCAATTAGACAGAGATGGATTAACAGGTACTCCATATCAGATTGTGTTAGAAATGGCTGTAGCTACAACATCTGGAGGCGAAGGCGCTTATGCGTCTCTGGATTGGGAAGAGGTTAGTAGATAATATAGTAAATTTGTATTAAAATGACGAGGTATCAATTTATAGAGCAAATTTTAAGACAAGTTTACGGAGGATACGTCCAAGAGGATTCTTCCATTACTCCGATGCTTGTCAATCAATATATTGACCAAGCCATAGCTTTTGCAGCAAAGACCAACTATAAAGAAAATGCAAGCCTTGAGGGTGTGGGGTTTGTAAATAATTCATTTTACACAACTTTTAAGGATATTGCGATAAGTAGAGATGAAAGTGGGCTATGGAAACTAACCCTTCCTCAAGTACCTGTAGGGGTAGGGGCTAATGAAGGTATATCTACGCTGCAATTAAAAAATAATCAGAATCAAATTTCGCAGCCGTGTATTCCCTTAACAGAAAATCAAAAAACTTATTTTCAGAGCTTACAAAATTTACCCTTTAAGACTCTTTATTATGTTGAGGGAAATCTTGCCTATCTAGTGAGCAATTTAACTCTCAGCAATTATACAGCAACAGTAACGCTAATTAGCGGAGGAAATAGCAGCGACCTTAATAGCAACCTAAATGTACCGGGAGATTATGTGCCTATAATGATTGAGTATATTCAAAAGCAGTTGTTATTAATGAAGCAGACTCCAAAAGATTTAGCTAACGATGGTTCTGATTTATCCGTAAATTAATTATATGCAGCCCATACGCAACAATATCCTAGTTAAGCCCTTCCCTCCAGATGAAATTTCGGAAGGAGGCATATTCGTACCCGAATCAGCAAGACAAGAAAGCAGTAAAATGTTTGTTATTGCTGCGGGAAGAGGTACTAAAGAAAGAAAAATGATTTTTAACCCCGGAGATATTGTATATCGCGTTAAGGATTGGGGTACACCTGTGGATATTGATGGAGAGAGACATTACATAATGGATCAAAATGGTATTATAGCAAAAGAGTAGAAAAATGGCAGTACAGAACAGACAATGGGTGAGCTTGGACGAGGCGATTTACGCCTATCTGGACGAATCCGAGCAGGGCAACCACAAGTATTTCAAGATGTGGAATCTTGCTTACCGCGCTCTTATGGAACTTGGTCTTGATTTTTTCTTTGCTATTAAAAGTGTAAAGCTGCCTGTTAATCCAAACCTAACAGTAACACTTCCCGAAGACTATTTAAAATATTCTAAGGTTGGCATTTTAAATGCGCAAGGGGAAATCATACCCCTAATGGTTAACAACAACTTAACTACCGCGTTTGATATGCAACCTTCAAGACTTTCTCAAACGCAAGATCCGACCGTTTTTTCTGCCTATAGCCCGCAAGGTATTGTATGGTGGAACTACTGGAACGGATACGGACTCTCTAATCTTTATGGTCTTCCAAGCGGAAGCCCCTTTGTTGGTAATTTTAAAATTGACAACGCTAACGGGCTTATTGTGCTTGATGAAAACTTTGAATATGAATACATTATGCTTGAGTATGTGTCAATGCCTATTCAGGGGCAGGACTACTTCTTCCCCATACAGTTTAAAGAAGCAATCGTATCATACTTAAGATGGAAAGATATCATTAGCATACCATCTTCTCGCAGAGGAAATCTTGGTGATAAAAGAGACAGAAGAATGGAGTACTACAACGAAAGAAGACTTGCTATCGCAAGATACGATCCTGTAAATATGAGCGACTTGTATGAGTGGAATTTAAGAGCGCAACGGTTAGGAATTAAAGCATAATACTATGGAAGTTATTTGGAAGGACATTTCAGGCTACGAAGGACTTTATATGGTAAGCAATTTAGGAGCTGTAAAAAGCTTAGAAAAGATGTGGGTTACCAATAAGTCTTTACGAAAAAAACCAGAAACTATAATGAAACAAGCTAAAGATAGCAGCGGATATTATCAGGTTTGGTTTAGCAAAAATGGCATTAAGAAAATTATGCTTGTTCACAGACTTATTGCAAATGCTTTCCTAGAGAATACTTTACAAAAAAAAGACGTAAATCATATTAACGGAATTAAAACAGACAATAGACTTGAAAATCTTGAATGGGCTACAAGGAGTGAGAATGTATCGCACGCATATAGGAACGATTTAATAGATAATGCAAAAGGTTCTCGGCACGGGATGAGTATTTTAAAAGAAGAAGATATTTTAAAAATTAGAGAACTTTCTAGTTCATACACTAAAAATCAATTGGCAGAAATGTTTGGTGTGGGCAGAAGGTCTATAAATAACATTGTTAATAAAAAAAGTTGGAAACACATTTAGTATGGTTGATGTAAAACGTTTTTCTGGGGTAATGAATTTAGACGACAAGCCGGAGAACATACTCGGCCCCCAACATATAGACGCCTTAAACCTTCGTTTTTACGGGGGGCAAAACGGCCTTACTGCGGAAAACATAAAAGGTAATTACATTATACCAAACGCGCAACTTCCTAATAACGGAACAAATATTTGCATAGGCTCGTTTTATGATCAGCTAAACCAGAAGATTTATTTTTTTAATTATAATAGTGCTGGGAATAATGGCATCTATAGTTTAGATGTAAATACAGAAACTATTACAAAAGTATTTTTATCCAATACAGATAGCATTGGAGATGTTCTTAATTTCAGTCCAGATTTTCCTATACACTCCGTAGTAATGGTTTATAGACCAGAATCGGATGGTAATCTTCTTTATTGGGTTGAGGGAACACACAATAGGCCTAGATACTTAAACGTAAGCACCGTATCTTCCCTCGCACCCTTTACAGAAGACATGTTAAATGCTGGCAAGAACGCTCCGCTTCAGCCACCGCTACCAGTATATCAAAATGATGTAACTGTTAACGTAAATAATCTTCGTAAAAAATTATTTAGATTTTCATACCGCTGGGTATACAAAAATGGAGAAAGGTCTACCTTTTCTCCTATATCAAAAGTTGCTTTACCTATAGATGGGTATAATCCAGATGTTCAGGCGTCTTCAACAACAAATAATAATATCCTTGTTCAAGTATACAGCGGAGGAGTTGATTATTCTGCCATAGAAATTGTTGGACAAGAAAATTTAGGAAACACTTGGGGGGATTTCTTTTTAATCACTACACTTGACAGAAATCAATATAATATTTCTCCCAATTCTTTTTACAATTACTCTTTTTATAATAACGGAGCTTATCCGGTAGTGAGTATAGAAGAAACGGATTTATACTTTAGCTGGCTTCCGGATTATGCAAATACCCTTGAAGTTTTAAACGGGAATGTACTTATTTACGGAGGACTTACAGACGGTTATGAGCCTATACAAAGATCTGACGTAGATGTAACTATTACGTCCGGCTTAAGCAACCCAGATGCTCCAGATATTTCTTTTTCGTATTCTGGGCCAAGCCAGTTTACTGTTGTTATTGGATCTATAACTATAGTTGGAGCAACGTACACAATATCATTTAATTATAATTCTGGCGCACCGGGGGATGCTTCTCCTAAAAACGTAACATATACAACTCTTGCAGGAGATGATGCGGCAGACGTAGCTGCCGGGCTAGCAGCA